AACTACCGCGAGGTCTTTCCAGCTGACTCAGTGGTTATGGACGGCAAAGAGTATCCGCCACCTCGGTTTTACTACAAATGGCTCAAGGACAATCAACCGGACCTCTGGGCCGAAGTCAAAGCCAAACGTCTTAAAGCAAACGCTGAACTACCTTACGAAAAAGGCATACGCCTTCACCAAAAAGCAAACGCGGTAAACGCACGACTCAGTAAATACAAACGACCAACTCATACAAAGGAACAAAAATGATTCACAATGTTTTCACAATCTATGATGCTAAAGCCGAAGCCTACCTGCCTCCCTTCATCTTGCCGAAAACCTCAATGGCAAAACGCACGTTCTCAGACTGCGTAAACTCCAAAGACCACCAATTCGGTGCTCACCCCGAGGACTACACACTGTTCACCATCGGCACCTTCGATGACGAAACCGCTCAGTACAACCTCTTATTGACTCCCGAATCCCTTGGACTCGGAATTGAGTACGTGGTAAAAGAACCCGATACACAACAAATGGACATGATCGGGGACCACGATGCCAACGAGAAAGAGAAAGTACGGAAGATCAAAGGGTAATCACACATTCGCACAAGTACCGAAGGCACAAATCCCACGGTCATCTTTTGACCGTTCATCAAGTCTCAAAACCGCCTTTGACGCTGGGTACCTCATCCCGATATTCGTGGATGAGGCCCTACCCGGAGACACTTTTAATTTGCGGGCCTCCCTTTTCGGGAGGCTTGCAACTCCGATCAAGCCTCTGCTCGACAACCTCTATCTTGAAACCCAGTGGTTTTTTACGCCTAGCCGCTTACTGTGGCAGAACTGGGAGCGCTTCAACGGCGCCCAATCGGAACCCGGCGACTCAACCGACTATGAAATCCCTATGGTCGAAAACCCATCCGGTGTTCAGCAAGGTAGCCTTGCTGATCACATGGGTATCCCACCCGGCGTAGCTAATCTTCAATACAACGCGTTACCCATTCGCGCATACGCGCTGATATATAACGAATGGTACAGGGACCAGAACCTGCAGCCCCAAGCGCGTCTGGAAATCACAGACGGGCCTGATACGAGTAATCAGACCGTAAAACGACGCGGTAAGCGTCATGACTATTTCACCTCCGCACTCCCGTGGCCTCAAAAAGGGGACCCGGTTACGGTCCCGCTCGGCGACTCTGCGCCCGTTATCTCGGACCCGGCCACGGACGGCACCCCGCAATTTCTGGCCGGTACTGCATCCGGCCCGCTCCAAACCCGGCTATCTACCGACGCTGTGCACTGGCAATCTAGCGCCTCTGGCACTGGCGATGCATCATGGGAAGATCCACGTTTGGTCGCCGATCTCTCAGAAGCTACAGGCTTCACGATCAATCAACTCCGACAGTCATTCCAAATTCAACGGCTACTCGAGCGCGATGCGCGAGGCGGAACACGCTACGTCGAAGTTCTAAAATCTCACTTCGGAGTAACTTCACCGGACGCTAGACTGCAGCGCCCGGAATTCCTCGGCGGATCTTCACAAATGATCTCCGTCGCGCCTGTTCCTCAGCAATCTCCCTCCGATATAGCCCCGGAGCTAACCCCCCAGGGCAACCTCGCCGCAATGGGAGTTGTCGCTGGCAAAGCGGGCTTTACCAAATCCTTCGTGGAACATGGCTACATCATCGGCATCGCTAACGTTCGGGCCGATCTTACCTATCAACAGGGACTTAATCGTATGTGGTCCCGCTCTACTCGCTTCGATTTCTTCTGGCCTGCGCTGTCGCACTTGGGCGAGCAGGCAATCCTGAATAAAGAAATCTACGCTCAGGGAACCGTCGAAGATGAAAACGTCTTTGGCTATCAGGAGTCATGGGGCGAATACCGTTATAAACCGTCAATGGTTACGGGGATCATGCGTTCAAGCGCAACAGCCCCTCTCGACGTATGGCATTTAGCCCAAGACTTCGCAAATCTTCCAACACTCTCCGCAGAATTTATTGAGGACAACCCACCAGTAGACCGCGTAATCGCGGTCCAAACCGAACCTCACCTCTTACTCGACGCATACTTCAAACTCAGGTGCGCACGCCCGATGCCTCTGTACGGAGTACCGGGTCTAATCGATCACTTCTAGCAACGGCGAACCGATGTCGAAGGTTCTGCCAAGGGCAGTTCTTCGACGTCGGGGCGGCGTAACACTAAGGAAAACAAATGGACCCAGCAATCGTAGGCGGCGCACTAACCGGCCTCGGCTCTGTCGTCGGTGGATGGTTCGGCTCCAAAGGACAGGAGTCTGCCAATAAGGCAAATCTCCAAATCGCCCGAGAACAAATGGCGTTCCAAGAACGTATGTCGGGCACTGCTTACCAGCGCGCAGCAAAAGATCTACAAGCCGCGGGCCTTAACCGAGTATTGGCCCTCGGCAACTCTGCGAGCACACCTCCCGGCGCTAGCGCCACAATGCAAAACGCAAAAGCCGCACTCGGCGCGGGGATCGGCAACGCCGTGCCCGCTGCCGTTAGTACGGCACTCACAGCCGCTCAGGCTAGAAAAGTCAGCTACGAGGCTGACGTAAACGAACCCAAAGCAATCGCAGCGCGAATTCTATCCCGCGCCGCTAGAGGCGCGGAAAAACCTATTAACGAGGCGATCGACAAAGCAATTCCAGCCGCTAAGGATATGGTCAACAAAGGTATCGCCAAACTCTCGGATTTCGAAGGCTTCATGTCCGGCGAAACCGTTCCCTCTGGCGATCCCATCAACTCCGCTAAAAAAGGCTTCGGCAATCCCGGCAAACGCACGCCGGAACAAAAAGCACGAGCGGAAGTCCTGCTCGCTGCGATAGCCACGTATCAAGGAATCGTAGAATCCAAAGGTGGCGACAAACTCTCGAAAGAGGAAAAAAAGAAAATCTGGCTCATGGCCCAGAAAAAAGCGGTATCAGACCGCGCTAACCGAAAGGAAAAAGAACGTGCCAAAGGCAAAAACTAGACCACACGCAATTACGTTCACGGAACCGTCGCTCACTCGCCAGTCCTTTAAGGACGAATGCGACGTAAATCAAATCGTGAAACGGTACACGGAAACCGGAATGGTCAATCACATTCCGAGGACAACTCCACAATATGGCGATGCTCCCGAAGGGGACTTTCTTGAAGCCGCGATAGTAAACGCGGAAATCGCCTCACAAATCGAGGCTGGTACCCTCGATATGGACGCTGTAGCGTCCGAACCGGAAGCGGAACCAACGCCCGAACCGGACCCCGAAAAGGCCGAAGAGGCCTCTCAGGAGCCGCTAGGCGACCCGTCAAGCACGCCCGACGAAAGTGCTTGACGCAGCAGATTCCCTCTTGTATATAATCTGCTAGGTGACAAAGGGGCGACACACCCACAGTCACCGCACAATAAAACAACAGGAGCGCAGCGACCCATGCACACCAGAGTATGCAAAGTATGTAAAAAAACGGTCCCAATGGTAAATTTCTGGACCGACGATGCCTGCAAATATTGCTGGCAAAAACAAGGCAAATCAATCTACAGGTATGACTATGCGCCGTTCAAAAATGAGAAAACGCAAATCCCGGAAACTCTTTTCGCGGACAGCCCGGAAAGTACATAAACGCAATATGCCAGGGCGAATCATGCGCGGCGGCATCCGACTCTAAAAAAAAGGCCCGGAGCTCGACCCAGCCCCGGACCTTAAAGGCAGAAACAAATCATGGCTTGTCTCTACCCAAAACCAGCATACCTCTCGACAGAGGGTAAAGTCACATTCGTAAGGCATGAAAAAGCTCTTGGCTCTAATGGCTTTATTCATATCCGCTGCGGGATGTGTAATGGTTGTAAAGCAGACCATGCCCGCGACTGGGCCATCCGCTGCTACCACGAATCACAAATGCACCATGTCTCGTGCTTCGTCACCCTTACCTACGACGAAACCCACCTCCCCGCCTGCGGGTCTCTCGATAAACGCGACCTCCAATTGTTCTGGAAAAATCTCAGAGCAAAACTAGGGGTCCCGATCAGGTATTTCGCCGCAGGCGAATACGGCACAAAAAAAGGCCGGCCCCACTATCACGCAATAATCTTCGGATGGATGCCTTCGAAACGGTACCCCGTTGACATCTCCGAGAAAGGACACATCCAATACACGCACCCGATCCTTCAGGACGCGTGGCAAAAACGAGGGCGAATCGTATTCACCGATTTCGACCCTTCATGCGCCCGTTACGTGGCGCACTACACGGC